TATCTCGTAATGTTATTTTCCCTGTATCATAATCAACATTCATTGCAATACTATTCGAGCAAAACATTGGTGAGTCACTCCAACGTAATTTCATATTACCGAAAACATAACCTGGCATAGGAGAAGTATTTACTGCAAGTCCAGCAAACACTGTTACATTTCTTAATGGCTCTGTTTCGTTTTCATTTAAAAGAAAACCAATAATTTCTTCACTAAAAAATGAAGTGTCCTTCTTTCTCGAACGCAAATCATTGAACGCATATTTCAAGCACATTTTTTGAATCATAGAGTAATCGTATTCTATTTTCAAAATCTCGTCCTTGGTGTACTTCCTAATAAAATACTTTTCTATAAATGCCTTGGCGTAGGAATCTATATAAGAAATTTTGTTGTTATTGCAATCGGCGCACACATCTTTAACCATTGGGTCACCTTGATGCACTACTTTCCTTTCACCATCTATTGTCGCAAAGCACTCAGGGAATAATCCGAGAATACCACTGGAAATGATATGCTCTTTTGTACCTTTAGCTTCTTTTCCACAATACGCACATTTCATTGTTTCCTCGCTCCTTCCTTAACATCTAATCCACTGCCTGCTATTCAGCCAACAGTCGAGTTGCCGGATTAGACAACATCTAAATCACTCACTCAAATTGAGTTTGCACCCTAGATAACATCTATCTTAGTGCCACAACCCACGACATCTAATCAACAGCCTAAACTCTCTGACCGTTTTTACAGTAGATATGTTTCAATATTAGAAATACGGACTTTCATGAGCTACCTACTAATCTCAAAAAAGCCCGTAAATACGCTACTTTTCGCTATTTATTTCTCTTTCCTAGACATCAAAACTACCGTCTCGTCGTGATTCCCATCAACCCGGGAATTTCCATCAGGCGTGTATTCCGTCGTTTCGAGGCGGTTGAACTCGTTGATGCCGAGCACGTCGTAAGCCTCTTCCGGCAGCGTTCTGTAGAACGACACGGGGCACTTGAAGCGCACGCGCTTCACTATCGCGTCGCCCTTCTTCGGGTTCGCGTCCGGGTCTATCTCCACACGCTCCACGACCTGCTGCAGAATCTCCTTCTGCTTCGCCGGGTCGTACGTGTCGAATTTCTCCTGGAACTCGTCCAGCATCTCGTACACCCTCGCGGTCGTGACCTGCTTCTCTTTCGCGCTCTCCAGCTTCGCCTCGGCCTCATCGAGTGCTTCTTCTATATCGGCGCTCTCGTCGTACAGCTTGTCGAGGCGAGCCTGCATGTCCTCGTACTTGCGCTCATAGCTGCGGTCTGACGCGTCCAGTGCGTCCAGCTGTCGGGACAGCATCCGGCGGGCTGCGCCGTTGTTCTCCAGCGCCTTGCCGATACGCGCCACATCCGCCTCCAGCTTCTCGATGTCCACGGCGGCGTCCAGTTCCTCGCGCACGCGTTCCTCGAACACGGCGGAGTGGGCGGCGCGGGAAATGACCTCGATGACCTCGCGGTCTATGTATTCCTGCTTGAACTGTCGTGTGAAGGTACAGTCGTGGCCGAACTGCCGCTTGCTGTATTTGCACGTGTAGGCATACGTCGTCTTGCCGATTGTTCCGTCCTTCTTGCGCTTGCCGCGCGACACGTTGGCTATCATGTTGCGCCCGCACACCGGGCATACCAGCATCCCCGTGAGAAGGTGCGTGTGGCCGTCAGGCTTCGCCTCTGGGAACGGATGCGAGTCCTCGGCCAGGCGCTTCTGTGCGGCATTCCACGTCGCCTCGTCGATGATGGCGTCGTGCTCGCCCTCGTAGATGTCGAAGTTGTCCTGCTTGACCATGTGGTACACGTTGCGCTCGCCCTTGACGGGCGTTGTCCGGCGACGCCCGAAGGCGATTTTTCCGGCATACACCGGGTTGCGTATGATGTTCTTCACGGTGCCTGGGGCGAAGTGCTCATACTTGCTGTTGCCGCGTATCTTCTTGCGGTAGCCCTGCGTGTTGAGCCATGACGCTATCGCATTTGCGCCCTTGCCGTTCTTCGTGTACTCGCGGAAGATGATGCGAACGATTTCCGCCTCGTCCTCGTCGATTTCGAGATGTCCCTTGCCCTTCTCGTCCTTGACGAGCCGATAGCCGAATGGTGCCTGTCCGCCGTTCCATTTGCCCTCGCGCGCCTTCTGCTCGCGCCCGGCCATGGTCTGTACGAGGATGTTCTCTCGCTCCATCTCGGCGAACGCCGACATGAACGCAATCATCATCTTGCCCATCTGCGCTTCGCTGTTGATGCCGTCCTTCACGCAGACGAGGTTCGTGCCGTAGTCCTGCATGAACTGCAGAGACGAAAGGGCGTCCGCCGCGTTGCGCCCGAATCGGCTCAGCTTGAACACGAGCACATAGTCAACATGGACGCCGGATTTTATCTCTTCCATCATCTCCTGGAAGTGGGGGCGTCCCGTGATGTTCTTGCCGGAATAACCGTCGTCGATGTACTCGTGCAATATGCGCAGGTTCTCACGCTTCGCATATTGGCGCAGGTCGTAAAGCTGCGCCTCGATTGACTCGCCGTTCTCCACCTGCATCTTCGTTGAGACGCGGACATAGATGAAACAGGTCTTTGCCTTTCTCGTCATTGAACCACCCCCTCGCCTTTGAGGAGTGCCTTCAGCTCGTCGTTCTGACGGTCGAGCGTGTCGATGCAGTCGCGCAGGCGCTCGTTCTCGCGCTCAAGCTCGTAGCATTTGCGCATGAGGCCGATGACGAACGGTGCGGGCTTCCTGTCGCCAATCTCCCAGTGCTGCAGGGAGCGCATCGGTATGCCGAAATGTTCGCAGAACTCGGAACGCTTCATGCCGTAGAGACTGCGCATATATCGCAGAGCCTCGGAAGGGCTCATATCTTCGATGCTCTTGTCCATATTGATTTACCTCCATATATGAGGATATTATACGCCCATTCGTGTACATAGTCAATCCCGGTACGGAGGTTATGGGCTGGAGACGCGTCCTATGGGCGTAAAAAAGAAAGCCCGGCACGCTGCGTACCGGGCTTTCATGAGTCGAAGCTGTAAATCAACCGAATCACCTCACATGCTTGTCCATGGAGACCTTGAGTGCTTCCATGGTCTCAATCAGCACGTACAGCTGCTCGGTAGTGCAGGAGTCCAGCACCTTCTGGACGCGCTCCGCCGCGACGCTTTTGCTGAATCTCGGGGAGTCATAGAGAAGGGCGTCCGTCTGCACGTCCAGCGCCTCCGCAATCTTGACGAACACCGGCAGGCTCAGCTTCGTGTTGCCGGTCTCTATGTGGCTCATATGCGTGACGGAAATGCCAACCTTATCGGCAAGAGCCTCCTGCGACAGTCCGCACGCCTTTCGATAGTGGCGTATGCGCTGTCCTATGTCGTAGTATTTCATCCTTTCACCGCCCATACAATTCATCTACACTTGAATTGTATGGAGATTATGTGTATAATATAATAACCTGTGTGGGCTTTTTTCGGCCTATACACTTCATATTCTTCTGTCCCAGCCATATCATTAGACACGCATCTATTCAGATGCGGCGGGGGCGGTCAAAAATCAGAACTGTTGGAGGTACATAGCATGAAGAAAAGACGATTTACCGCAGCTGCGGTAGCCGCTACATGCCTGCTCACACTCACACTCGCAGGCTGTGGGGGAACGAACGATGTAAAGAGCGCGAGTGAACCGCTTTCTGCATCACAGGCTTTCAGTCAAGAAAGCGTATGGGTTCAGTACGACGAGAATGACGCAATAGAAAAAGACTGCGACATCGAACGCATTCTTGTCTTTGACGGAAACGGGAACGTCACTGCCTACCTATGTAACAGCGCGACGTTCGCAGACGTGAACGGTCTGTCTGACGATGAAATCATCGAACTGGCAAAGGAGCAGGACAAGGAAGTATTCGACACCAGACGTCAGACCGCCATCGACAGCAACGCAAAGGCTATTGAGGTAGTTCAAAGCATCTATGATACTCTGAAAGAGGACTACGACAACGGCACGTACGCGACCGCGCTTGGCGGGACTGCGCTATCAGACCTGCCCGCCGGGGAAGCCGAAGGTGTGGATGTCGAATGGCTGGTGTCTACGTACAGCTATGCACTCTCCGATATGGAGTCAATACTGAGCGACGCGAAGGAGGGACAAGCCGCAGCTGAGGCGGCTACGTATCAGGAGCCACAGGCTCAGCCGTACACGCTTCACATTGAGACCGACGGTACAGGAAACAGCACGCAGAGCGAAACGATATCATTCGATGCGCCCTCATACTCCTTCGCCACAGTAGAGGTGAACGATGAGGAACAAGACCCTTACGACGTATTGACATGGGGTATAGATGGAAGCTCTTCCCCTGCCGGGGACTCAATTACCAACGAAAGCATCCAGCTGTCTCCTGTTGAAAATCAGACCGCCTACGACATGACGTTCGGAGGATTCGGCGGGCTTGCCACAATAGTCAACGATGACCATGCGGGCTTCACGTTTGACGCCCCCGACACAGAAGGAATAGAGGTGGACTAAATGGAGAAGGCAACTGACTGGATTAAATCTCACAAACCGCATACAGCGGCAATCGCTATCGCTATCATCGCAGTCGTTGCCGTCGTAATTGCAGCAGCGTCAGGCGCGTTTTCCACAGCAGACAAGCAGAACAGCACAGCAAAGGCGGAGACCGCCGACCTCGTCCTCAACGTGACCGCCGACACCGGCTGGGATGCGAACTCCACTCCGGCCATCGCCCATATCACGAGCGACGAGGTGGACTTCTACCACGCGGTTTCGCCGGACGCCGAAGGCAACAAGGGCACATCGACCGTCACCCTCGAAGAGGGAGACTACACGGTCGACTTCATCAGCCCTGTCAACGCGGACGGTTCCGCTTACGAGCTGTTCGACACGGGCGAGGCGCAGACCGTGACGGTCGATGCCGACGCGACGGACACGCTGAGCGTGACCTGCGAGATGACGCGAATCCCGGCCGACAAGGTGACTGACGAAATGCTCAAGGGCATCGTCGACCAGACGAAGGACGCCGTCGAGAACGGCGACGAGACCTTGAAGGACGACGCCGGCAAGGACATTCTCGACAAGCTGGAGGGTAACGTGGCCAACAACCCGAACGCCTCTGACGAGACAAAGCAGGAGGCTACCGACGCCGACAAGGAGGTCGACGTGGACAGCAAGCCGGAGGCTACGACGCCTTCAGGCAATAACGGCAACACCAGCGACAAGGGCAACGCCAACAGTAACAGCGGTTCCAACGCAGGGAACTCCGGTTCCAGCAACGACGGTTCCGGCACTTCCAGCAAGCCTTCGGGCGGTTCTTCGAGCCAGCCTTCCGCACCGGCACACAGCCACAGCTGGAAAGACCACACCGCAACCAAGCAGGTCTGGGTTCCGAACATTGTGACCGTGACTGACTACGCAGACCAGCAGGTAGCTGTCGGCACGAAGTATGTCTTCGCAGAGGACGGCTTCGTAACCACAGACCCCGGCACGGCTAAGGCGCATGCTGTTGAACTCGTTAAGCAGGGTTACGCCGGTAACTACCGCATGGAAACCATCTACGAGACCCAGCGCGTCCCTGTCGGTTCCCACACGGAGGACCACGGCCACTACGAGACGCAGACTTACGTGGACTACCAGTATTGCGACTGCGGAGCAACCCGCTAACGCGTACTGTCGCGTCACAGACGCCATCCGAGCAATCGGGTGGCGTCTTTTTTTTTTCATCACGGACGCCGCTCTCGCATAAAAGGAGGCATCATCCACTCCGTACACAGCAGGAGGGCTGAGTTTTTGAGAATTTTAGGGCAAAAATGAGAGTGAAAAGACGTTTTTGAGAACGTTCTGAGAACACGTTTGCTCACAGTATCCCACGGTAAGCCATACTAAGGGCAAAAACGGGCTAAATTCTCAAAAACTCATTTTTTTTGGAACTTTTATATATATAGGCAAAGGACGTTGAAAGGCTCTATAGGAACTTTCTTCCAATTTTTTTGAGTTTTTGAGAATTTTTAAGAAAAAATAAAAGAAAAACCCTGGTTTACGAACGTTTTTGCCTCCCGGAGCGCCCTTTTTCACTCTCAAAAACTCTCCGAAATTCTCAAAAACAGGCCTAAAATTCTCAAAAAGTGGCCGAAATTCTCATTTTTGCATTGCCCGTCTACGGTGTACGGCGTGGTTGTGGTTCATATTTTGCACGTCGGGGCAAAAAAAGAGCGCCACCCATAGTGGGTGGCGCGTCTCTGTCTCGTATTCTGTTTACGCGTCGGGCGTATCCTCGTCCTCGGTCTCACCGGCAATCACAAGGTCGCCGTCGTTCTCAACGGTCACCTCCGGCAGTCCGACGATGGACATGAGCACGGACGCGACAGTGGCCGCCGCAGCGACACCGAGCGCCATGACCCAGTCAATCTCTCCGATGGCAACGCCGGTCACGCCGACGAAACCGAGCAGAGCCTCCGCGAACGTCTTAGCAGCGCGGATGCCTGCTGCCTTTGCCCAGTTAATCCAATACTTCTTGCTCATCATGATTATCTCTCCTTTACGTAAAGAGGGGCGCTGCGTGCGCCCCGTTTTAGATGTCGTTGTGCTGCGTTTCGCCGAAATGGCGCTCGCAGCGCTTCTCAAGAACCGTGATACGGCGCTCCTGTTCGTCAACTTTCGCCTCAAGGCGCGTGATTTGCGTGCCGTGCTGCTCCAGCTTGTTGTCAATCATCTTGACCATGGAACGCGTCTCGTTCACGGATTCCCCGATGTTGCCCAGTTTGTCGCTGATTCTCTGCTGCCGCTCAGCCTCCTTGCGCAGCATGTCGACGTTCGCCTTGCTGCTGCGACGAGCGCCTGCCACCGCAACGATAGCCGCTACAAGCAGGGAGCAGATGGCGATAAACTGGTCAAGGTTGATGGGAAGAACCATATACCGTCACCGCTCCTTTCCCCCTGCTAAAGCAGAGCGTTGACACGAGCCTGTACGGTCTCGTAGTCGTAACCCGCGGCCTCCAGCTTCTGCTTGCGGGCGTTGCCGTTGCCCCACTCGCCGCGGATGACCTCGCGGGCAACCTCGTCGATGGACTTCTTGCCGCCCTGGTTGACGATTGCCTGAACCTCGTTGTACCGAGACCCGAGCACCGTCTTGCGGGTGTCTCCGTTGCCGTACTTCCCGGCAAGAACCTCCTGTGCCAGCGTCTGCGCCGACGCCGTAGAGATGTGGTTGATGAAATCCTGCACCTCGTCATAGCGGGAGCCGAGCGCCTGCTTGCGAGCGGTGCCGTTGCCGTACTTGCCCTGCATCACGCCGACAGCGAGAGACAAAACCGAACCGCTCGGGGTCGTCGTAGACCCGCCGGAACCGCCAGACGCCGGGGAACCTCCGGCGTACTTATCCCACGCGGCCGCGTCCCCATAGAACACGTCGCCGTCGAGATTGCCGGAATAACCGCTGATGCGCACCGACGAGCTGAACTGCCATGCGCAGACCAGGCCGTTGTTGACCTTGTACGCGCAGTCGTTGTTCAAGCCGTAGTTGATGTCGGTGATGCCGTTGCTCGGATACCCTGCGACCCAGCGGCCACAGTTGGTGTTGACCGTGTCCTGGTTGAAGCGCCAAGCGTTGCCATACACCCACGGCCACACGCCGGTCAGCTCGTGATAGCGCTCCACGAACTTGTTGACCCACGCAATGCTCTGACCGTCCTCCCAGTCAAGAACCGGGATGCCCTTGCCCTCGTAGCCCGTTGTGTTCTTGCGGAAGAACTCCGCCTCAGCCGCCGCGTCGTTGTTGCGCGCGAAGTGGTAGAACCCGAAGCGGATGCCGTTGCTGATGCACTGCTGCACGAACCCGTCGCAGCTCTTGTCGACGAACCCGACGCCCTCGGTAGCCTTGACGATGACCGCGCCCAGCCCGCCGTTCTTGACGACGGACGCGACGTTGAGCCCCGCCTGCCAGTTGGAAATATCAATAAACTTCATGCTCATAGTGTCCTCATCCTTTCCGCCGCTCTCCTGCGGCTCGTTATCTTCTCCGGCCTTGTACTCCGGCGTTATGAACCCGCGAATATATCGACCGTCCACGTCCAGGCTGCGACGCCCGACTTTCTCGGACATGTTGCCCTCGATGACCGTGATGACGCCGTCGGATACGCTCTCGACGATGCCCACGTGGTCGGGGTTCGCCGTGTTGTCGCCGTTTCCGCTGTCGTCCCAGTCGTACAGGATGATGTCGGCCGGAGACGGCACGTAGCCGTCGTTTTCCTGCCAGATGCCCATGTTCTGCGCAATCTGAATCATGCGCGGACACGAGACCTCCAGCGGGACGTTGTCCGTGTTGCCGGTCGCAATCGCCACAGCGGAGACGAAGCCCGCACACCATTCGTCCGTGTACTTCAGCTCATATCCCCTCGCGAGGGGCGTGTGGCTGTTGTACGTGTCGATGATGCTCTTGAACGAGCCGTCCGCCTCGTTACGACCGACCCACGCCTGCGCCTGCTCAATCATTGAAGCCCTTGTGTTCAAACGCATCTCCTCCTCTGATAGAAAAAGCACGCGCCACTCCTGCGGGACGTACTCGCCCGCAATGACTGACGGTGCAACTGACAAGGCGGCGCGGATGTACTGCATCCACACCGCCTCGGTGTTCGTGTATATGAAGCAACCGACGAGACATAGAGCCGCGACGGCCGCCGCGACTCTTCGCCTCACCGATAATCGCTCCCTTCTGCTACAGCGTCGGCGCTACATGCCCGATAACCTTCACGGTCACCGTGTCGCCCGTCGTGACCGTGGCACCGTCAGAAAGCCCAGACGGTACGAGTACAGCCTGCTTCTCCGGTACGTCTGGAGCCGGGAAGGCCGCCAGCTGGTTGTACGCATCCTTGAATGCACAGCCCAGAGTCCCGCCCTTGTAGACGTAGATGTCGTCCAGAGTCATGCCGTTCAGAGGCTTCAGCGCCTCGCTGACGATAATCGGCGCGAACGTACAGAACTTGCGGATGCGGTAGGGGTACGTGCCGTCAGTGCCGTTGTAGTTGACGCCGTAGGCCACGGGGTTGCCCGTGCCCATGTCCACCTCCGTGGTGAACTCCAGCGATACCTTGCCCGTGTCCGGCTCCAGCTCTCCGGTGACGTCGATACCGTCCTTGTTGAGGTTTATCCACGCGATGTCGGTACCGTCGTTGGCAAGTCCGAGCGTTGACGACTGGAACAGGTTGTACAGGTCACGTCCTGTCAGCGTGAGCGTGGTTGCTGCGCCGCCGCTTGCTCCGTCCATGACGTTGAACTCATGCGCACCCTCTGCGTCCGTGATGGTCACCTTGTGCCCGCCTTCGATGCTCTCGACAGATACAGTCGGGGAGAAGCCGTCGGCTCCATCCTCGCCAGGGTCGCCCTTTGCACCAGGGGCACCGTCCTCACCGGGGTCACCCTTCTCACCCGGGGCTCCATCTGTACCGTTCATGACATCGAACTCGTGGGCTCCGCTTGCGTCCGTGATGGTCACGTGCGTGCCGCCCTCGATTGCCGAGGTCGCCACCGTCGGCGAAACACCATCCGCACCATCAGCGCCGGGGGCTCCGTTCTCGCCGTCAGCACCCGGCTCTCCGGGGTCTCCCTTCTCACCAGGAGCACCGTCCTGACCGTCGTACACCGTGAAGGCATGCTGCCCCGTGGCGTCTGTGATAGTCACGGTATGCGAGCCCTCTCCATCAGCGACCTGTACGGTCGGGGAGAAGCCATCGGCACCATCTGCGCCGGGGTCGCCCTTTTCACCAGGAGCGCCATCCTGTCCGTCCTCGCCAGGGGCTCCAGGGGCACCGTCGGCTCCATCAGCGCCGTTCATGACATCGAACTCATGGGCTCCGCTTGCGTCCGTGATGACAACATGCGTACCGCCCTCGATGCTTGACGTTTCGACAGTCGGCGAAACGCCGTCCTCGCCATCCTCCCCCGGCTCTCCGGGGTCGCCCTTCTCACCGGGAGCACCATCCTCACCGTCAGCACCAGGGGCTCCGTCCTCACCGCGCGAAGGCTTTCCCGTGTCCTCGCCGTTGATGTACCAGTTGCCGTTCTCTCCGATGGTAGGCGTTGCAGCCTCGCCACCGTCCTGACCGTTCATGACGTCGAAGGAATGAGCGCCATCTGCGTCCGTGATGGTCACGCGCGTACCGCCGGAAATGGTCTCGGTGGTTACGGTGGGGCTCACGCCGTCCTTGCCATCGGCACCATCTGCGCCAGGGGCACCAGGGGCTCCATCCTCACCGTCAGCACCGGGCTCTCCGGGGTCACCCTTTTCACCGGGTGCGC